GCGAGAGCGCAATTCAAACCTGAAGCGTGCGTATGCTGCTGTCGCAAGCAACCGTCTTACTTCTGACTGTATCAGCCTTGGCACCAGTGCCGACAGTGAAATCAGGAACAGCCTTCGACTTCTTCGCAATCGCGCTCGTCAGTTGGTTCGTGATTCTGATTTTGCCAAGGCATCGTTGAGGGCAGTCCGCAACAACGTGGTTGGCACTGGCATCAAGCATCAGTCGCAGGTGCAGATGGCGCGTGGCGGCAAGCTTGATGATCGATTCAATTCGATGATCGAGAAGCAATGGGATCAGTGTACATCTGCTGATACCTGCCATGTTGGTGGTCAACTGAGCTGGGTCGAAATCCAACGGTTGTCGATCACGGCAATGCTGGAGTCGGGTGAGGTTTTCATCCGACTGATCAACCAAAAGTTTGGCGACAGCAAGGTGCCATTGGGTCTTGAGGTGCTCGAGGCTGATTTGCTGGACGATGACTACACAGGCATCGAGGCAAATGGCAACCGTGTTCGCATGGGCGTCGAGATTGACAAGTGGGGCCGCCCTGTGGCTTACCACTTCTTGCGCAACCACCCTGGTGACTATCAATTCACTGGGTCTGCTGTGGCAGCAAGGCAGCGCCAGCGGATTGTTGCACGCGATGTGATCCATCTGTACTCGGTGGAGCGCCCCGGCCAGACCCGTGGTGTGACGGCATTTGCGTCGGCGATCATGCGGCTGCGGAACCTCAGTGGATATGAGGAGGCCGAAATTGTGGCGGCACGGGCGTCGTCAGCAATGATGGCGTTTGTGCGTACACCAGATCAGGAGCTGTTTGAGGACGGCAAGTATCAGGACGATTCAGTTCTGGACTTTTCGCCCGGCTCGATCCGCCGACTAGCACCTGGAGAGGAGATGCAATTCTTCTCGCCCAACCGGCCCGATGATGCATTCACGCCATTTGTGGCTCAGATGCTGCGTGCCGTGGCATCAGGCGTCGGGTGTTCCTACACGCAGATCAGCTCTGATTTCAGCCAGAGCAACTACAGCTCCTCGAGGCTCGAGCTGCTTGAAACCCGTACGCATTACAAAACGTTACAGCAGTATTTGATCGAGGCGCTGTGCGAGCGGGTCTATGAGCGTTGGATGGAAATGGCCGTGATGGCTGGCGCACTGGTGCTGCCAGGGTATGAACTGGATCCCGATCGGTACGAGGAGTCCAAGTGGATTCCACCGGCCGCGCAATTTGTTGATCCACAGAAAGAGGCCGATGCCTATAAGTCACTGATTCGGAGCGGGATCATGACGCTGTCACAGGTCATCGCCTTGCATGGCGGCGATTTTGACGATCAGATGCGGCAACGCCAGCATGAGCTTGCAACTGCTGATGAGCTTGGTATCGTGTTGGACACTGACCCTTCAGAAGTGTCAAGCAACGGTGTGTCCCAATCAATGCCAGTAGCACCGACTGAGCACCCTACAAACCATGTAGAGGAGGAGGACGACTAATGGCAAAAGTAGGCGACAAAGAAATCAACCTCATGCCAACCGAGGGAATGAGGGCTGAGGCGGAGCGTTACCGCGCATGGAAGGCTGATGGCGAGCAAGGTGGCACTGAGGTGGCAGCACGCAGGGCCACGCAGATTCTGTCGGGTGATGAGCTGAGTCCTGCCACCGTGATCACGATGGCGGCATGGTTTGCCCGGCACGAAGTGGACAAGCAAGGCCAAGGATTTACACAAGATGAAGACGGTTATCCTTCGCCTGGCCGGGTAGCATGGGCGGCATGGGGGGGCGACCCCGGACAATCATGGAGTGCTATGAAATCAACTGCCATCAAAAAAGCGCAAGGCCGCTCAATTGAAATAATGGACCGCGCTGAACCTGGCTCGTTGAAGGTTGGTGATTTCGTGGAATGGGACAGCAGTGGCGGAATGGCACGAGGAAAAATCACCCGTGTGATCACAGAAGGATCACTGGATGTCCCTGATTCGTCTTTTACCATCAACGCGACAGAAGAAGACCCGGCTGCCTTGATCCAGGTTTACGGGGAAAATGATGGCAACTACGAAGAGACTGACACCATCGTTGGCCACAGATTCTCAACGCTCAGCAAAATTGCAGCGTTACGCTTCCTAGAAGGCAAGACGCTAAGCAGATCAACCAGCACTCAGTTTGCTGAGGGAGACGATCGACGTGTTGTGTTTCCTTTTGCCAGCGAAATGCCTGTAGAGCGTTATTTCGGCATGGAAGTATTGAGCATGGACGAAAGCGCCATGGACCTCAGCCGCTTGAATGATGGCGCACCACTGCTGTTCCAGCATGATTCCGACAAGATTGTTGGTGTTGTAGAGCGTGCCTACATCAAGGACAAGCGCGGTTACGCCGAAGTCAAGATGGCCAATAACGACCTTGGTCGTGAAATGCAGGAATTGATTAAAGACGGCATTCTTCGCAATGTCAGCTTTGGTTACAAGATCAATGCAATGGAAGCCGATAACAGCACAGATCCAGTCACCTATCGCGCCACGTCATACCAACCGTTTGAAATTTCGCTGGTGACCGTGCCAGCGGACCAATCCGTTGGCATTGGTCGAACCCTTACTATAAGTGAGTGTTCAACTACGGCCTCAGCCGTTACCAGCCCACCACTCTCGGAGTCAACACCCGTGGAACCTACCTTCGATTTGGAGGCGATCCGCGCTGAGGCCGCACAGGCCAAGGCAAAGGAGCTTTCCGAAATGATTGCCCTTGGCAATCGCACCAACAACAGCGACATGGCCCAGGAATTCATTGCGAATTCCCGTGGTCTTGAAGAGCTGCGCACCGCCCTTCTTGAGAAAATGAGCATCTCCGCCACGCCTGTGCAAAACAACGCTGCCGACATCGGCCTGTCCAATGAGGAGACCCGGTCTTTCTCTTTCCTTCGCGCCATCAACTATCTCGCCAACCCTGCTGATCGCTCTGCGCGTGAAGCTGCTGGCTTTGAAATTGCCGCTTCTGAAGCCGCTGCTTCCAAGCTTGGTCGTCAGAGCCGTGGCATCACGATCCCTCAGGAAGTGCTTCGTCGTGACCTGAGCGTTGGTGTTTCCACCGCTGGCGGTAACCTCGTTGCCACTGAGCTGGACACTGCCTCCTTCATCGACCTGCTGCGCAACGCTTCCGCCCTTGACCAGGCTGGCGCCACCGTGCTGACCGGTCTGGTCGGCAACGTCGCAATTCCCCGTCAGTCGGGCGCTGCCACCGCTTACTGGATCGCTGAATCTGGCGCTCCCACCGAAAGCCAGCAGACCATTGATCAGGTCAGCCTGACCCCCAAAACGGTTGCTGCTTACACCGATTACAGCCGCCGCCTGATGCTCCAGTCCTCCATCGACGTGGAGAACATGGTGCGTCGTGATCTGGCTGCCGTTCTTGGTCTGAGGATTGACTTGGCCGGCCTCTATGGCACCGGTTCCAACAGCGAGCCCCTGGGCCTCAAGTTCACCACCGGCATCAACACCGAAGATTTCGCTGCCAACGCTCCTACTTTTGAAGAAGTGGTTGCAATGGAATCTGATGTGGCCACTGACAACGCGCTGCTTGGTTCACCTGTTTATCTGATGAACGCTGCAATGCGCGGCGGTCTGAAGACCAAGGCCAAGGATGCAGGTTCCGGCCTGTTCGTCATGGAAGGCAACGAGGTGAACGGCTACCGCGGTGTGCTGTCCAACCAAGTTGAGTCCAACGATCTGTGGTTTGGCAACTTTGCCGATCTGTTGATTGGTTACTGGTCCGGTCTGGACATCATGGTGGATCCCTACACCAACAGCACCAGCGGCACCGTTCGCGTGGTTGCAATGCAGGATGTGGACGTCGCCGTCCGTCACCCTGAGTCCTTCTGTCGCGGTAACAACACCCTCTGATCATGATGATCCGCATCCTTAGCCAGACAATGGCCGGTGGTTGCGTGGCTCGCGTGGGGGAAGTCATTGAGGCTTCCCCTGCCGATGCCAGATTCCTGATCGGTATTGCAAAAGCTGAAGAGTTTATCCAAGCCATTCCCACACCTTCCAAACGGAGGAAATCCCAATGACCGTTCTTAACCTCGGCTCAAAAACGACGCAAATCGCGTTGTTCCCCACTGCAGTTGGCGCTTCTACCACCACTGGTAGTGCCATTGATCTGTCTGGCTACGAAGGCGACATGGTCGTTCTTCTTGACGCTGCTGCCGGCGGCGCCAGCATCACCTTTGCTGTCAAGTTGACCCATTCCGACACTTCTGGTGGTTCTTACACCGATGTGACCGGCGGTGGTTTCACGACCACAACTGCCAACACTGCTTCTCGTCAGAAGCTGTATGTCAATGTGACCGACATCAAGCGTTTCGTCAAAGTTTCGCTGACTGTTGCCGGTGGCACGGGCACTGGTGCGCTTTCAGTCCAAGGTCTGGCTTCCGCCAAGTACGGCTGATTTCCATGGCGTTGACTGAAGACCTAGGAATGTTTCTTGCTGATTTCGGCCTCACCTGTGTGGCTGGAGCGACGCAAGCAATTGGAATCCTTGACACCCCAAGTCAAGTGATCAGTGATGGGATGGTCTTAACGACCGATTACACACTGACTGCTAGGTCTTCAGATTTCGGCAGTCTCGTTCGCGGTAGTTCAATTACCGCGGGCGGGACTGCTTTCACCGTTAGGGAAACAATGCTAATTGATGACGGTGCTTTTGTTCAAATTGCATTGCAAAAGACATGAGCAACGTTTTTACGATCAACAGCAGATCAAACTGGGCATCAATCAATCCAGTGCCACAACAAGGCGAGCCTGGCCTTGAGAGTGACACCAGCAACCTGAAGATTGGCGATGGCCGGACGGCATGGTCTGGCCTGCCCTACTTCGGCAACCCTGGCTACTGGGGATCGTTTTGGGATGGCACGTCGCAGGTGGCGGCGCTGGC